ACCCCCATCTGCGCTGGTCGTACACTCCCGATACCCCCCTCACTCCCGTTTTCAAACCTATGATTACGACGCCGCGTCCCATCTAGACCTGACGCGCCGTCCACTTTAACGAGGTCTGGTTAGTGGAGAACCCAGTGGAAGACAAGGATTTAGAGATTATTGCCCGTATGAGGGCGTTATCGGAGGAGTTGGAAGTCTCTCATGATAATGTTTCAGCTATACTGACTGATGGTGTGAAGCTGATACATAGGCTTGATGAGGAGAGAAGGCGGTTTGATAATTATTATCGTGCTGTATCTATGGCATTTAGGTCATCACAGATGAGGGAAATGCGTGGTAGCTTTAGCCATGAGGACTTTGATGTGATGGTTAGCAAGATATGTGGGGATACTTACCCCGACGCCGCGACCACTTTTTAGAGGGGATTGGGATGATTGGACATAGGGATGGGGTTAGGGTTGATGTTTATACATATGGGCAATTGCTCAAGAGATTGATGGATGCACAGCCTGACTGGGATTTGGAAGATGCGATGGAGTGGGCTGATTATAATATTGTTGGGGTTTGGGAAGGGCCGGAGACTCCGATTTATGTATCGTTGGATGAGAATGACGAGTTGGTTGTTATGAATGACTGGAGTAGTTACAGCATCGAGTTTGATAGGGAAGCTGTGATGAAACAGTTTAAGTTGGAGGAGATGTATGATTGATCTGACGGGAGAGGCGATCAATACAATCCAGAATGGCTTGGGTGAGTTGGATGTACCGAGTCAGGAGGCGATACTTGCTAGGGTGAAGTGGTTGAGTATTGCTAGGCCCAATCAGATTATACCGGAAGACAAGGACTGGAGTTTTTGCGGGGTATTGGCTGGCCGTGGGTTTGGCAAGACAATGATGGGGGCGGCGTGGGGGTGGTGGCAGGGATGGAGTATGCTAAAATCTTACGGGGCGATTATTGCACCGACTAGGTATGATGCGCAGTCTGTTTGCATTGAAGGGCCGGCAGGGATACTGGCTCAAGCTCCTCCTAGTATTATCAGAAGTTACAACAAAAGTGAATTAAAGATTACGCTTATCAACGGATCGACCATGCAGGGATTTTCTGCAAGTGAGGCTGATCGGTTGAGAGGGCCGCAGCATCATTGGGCTTGGTGTGACGAGGTTGCTGCTTGGGAGAATGGCGACGAGGTTTGGGATATGTTGCAATTTGGTATGCGGTTGGGAAGTACCCCGCAGACTGTATGGACAACGACACCAAGGCCGACACCTTCTGTGAGAAGATTGGTCAACCTGCCATCAACTTTGTTGATTCGCGGGTCAACATTTGACAATGAAGCCAACCTGCCTGCGAGCTTTTTTCAGAACCTTGCCCAGTATGATGGCACAAAGATTGGCCGTCAGGAATTAATGGGTGAGTTGCTGGACTCGGAGGAAGGCGGGATTATCAAGAGGGAGTGGGTAAGTCTGTGGCCAAGATCACAGCCGTTGCCGCCTTTCCAGATAATTGTTGTCTCGCTTGATACAGCGTTTACAGAAAAGACAAGAAACAAAAAGAGTGGTGACCCTGATCCTACAGCGTGTACTGTATGGGGATATTTTGATCATGATGGAATGGTTGGTTTTCTTTTGCTGGATTGTTGGGAAGATTACCTTGGCTTCCCTGATCTTGTTGATCGTGCCAAGAAAGAAATGAATGTCAGGTGGGGCGATGAAGAGTTCAGGGCAATCATTAAACCGCAATTTGGATCAAGGAAGCCCTACAACATGGGTAAGAAGCCTGATCATATTCTCATCGAGGACAAGGGTTCCGGTATATCCCTTAGGCAAACCCTCTACAAAGAAGGAATTTTTCCAATTGCTTATAATCCCGGAAGGGCTTCTAAGCTCCAAAGGCTTCATGCAGTCTCCCATCTTTTCCATTCTGGATTAGTTTACGTCGTTGAGTCCAAAAAAATGGCAGGCGCACCAGCAACGTGGACAGAGGAGTTTCTGTCACAGCTTTGCTCCTTCCAAGGTGAAGGGTCTATCCGGCACGACGACTATGTTGATTCTGCCACTCAGGCTTTGCGCTGGATGGCTGATAATGCTAATGTGTCGATCAGCGAGCAGCCTGAGATTGATTACAAGCCTCCCCGTCCAGTGGTGAACCCATATGCTTTATAGTCCTAAAGGTTTCCAAGATATCGTTTCAGGAGCAAAAATGGCCCCGGCAGAACTTCAGTCGCCACTAAATTTTGCTGATGGGGGCTTAGTCTATAATACCCAAAGCCAGATTAATGACATGATGGCAAGCCCAAGTGGTTTTTCAGGTATGTCCAATCAATTGAATATGGCAACGGGTGGTATGGTTCAATCAGAAGAACTTATGCAAGAACCATCACAAGGCTTGCCGCAATACTATCCTGTATCCGGAGAGCCAATTCAGCAGCAAAGTCCTTTTGCCACTGGCCTGATGCCGCAAGATACTCCTCCACTTACACCTCCCGTCGCCCCTCCTTCTATATCAACTCCGTATCCTGCACGGGTTATGGGATCATTTTCCAATTCTCCGGGGTCCAATTCCATTGCACCTCCCTTGTCTTCCGTAGATCAGACCAAGACAATTGCAGACCCCGCCCCTGTTCCGGCTCCTACAATCTCGCCTGTTGCGATGGCACATGGTGGAGCTGTAGGTGGACGCATGGCATCGACCATGAAGTCCGAGTTTTCAAAGCGCGGTCTGGACTTTGACAAGTACATGGCTAAACGCCTCGCCGCCAAAGGCCATAACGGCGATACAATGCTTGCTCATATCAATCCATCTGAAGCACAGATGTTGAAACAAGCTGGTGGCTCAGGAAGAATTAATCCTGATACCGGGCTTATGGCATTTGATAACCCGTCACAAGGTGACTACGGCGGTGGAGATGATCGTTCTCCAAAAGGATATGAAGGACAAGGCCGTGGCTCCGGTGTTACAAGTAACAATCCAAATCCGGGCGGCGGCAATACTGGCGGCAATGATAGAGGCGGCGGTAGAGACAGGCAAGACTCACCTCCAGCAAGGAATGTTGGTGACAGAGTTGCCTATGATCCTACCAACGGCAAGTTTTATGCAGACGTAGGCAATGGCAAATTAGTCAATGTCCCTGTTGGACCAACGGAAGCGCAAAAGCAGGCAGCAGCACAAGCCGCTTCCGATGCTGCACGTCAAAGGGTTACTGACCAGCTTGCTATGGAGCGAGGTCAAGAAGTCCAAAGACAGCAGCAATTAGCAGCGGAAGAAGCTCAAAAGCAAAAACAGAATCTAGCCAATGCCTATAACCAGATGGCAGCAAACAGAAATCAATATCCACAAGGGCCGCTATCCACGTTTGGTGACGGCAGCGATATTGTAAAAGCCGGAAGTTTTGACAAGCAAGGCAATATAACTCCTGATGTCAGAAACTATATGACCCCTGAAACTCAGGTAGAAAAATCATTTGGTGAAAATGCGTTAGATGCACTAAAATCAGGCGCGGGCTATGTAGCGGATACATTAAACCCTTATTTTGGTGCTGTAGACGATTATTTAAAACCTGCACCAATAGGCGGTCCAAAGCCACTTACACAAGGATCGCTTGCTGCAAATATAAACCCTAACAAACTTCAAGAACGCGCTCTTGTTGATTACGCAGGATTTGACCCTATTAGAACCCCGGTTACAACTGCACCTGTATCTTCTCCGCTTGATTTAAAAAATGCTTCTACTGTCAACCCTGATATGTCTTCACAGGCCGCAGCTCCGGTAGAAACTATTGTTAAACCTGCCGCACCTCCAGCTGCCGCACCTCCAGCTGCCGCACTTCCAGCGGCTGCACCACCTAAAAAAGAAGAAACACTTTTTGGTGGCATTTTAGATAATATTATTAACAACCCTCTTAGAACAGGGGTAAATGCGGTAACAAGCCTTATCCCGGGTGGTGCTTTGGTAAATTTAGGATCAAATTTAACTGGTATGTACCCGTCACTTGGACAGATGGCTGAAAACGCAGTAAGCGGACAAAATATTTTTAGCAACGCTCCACAAGGCATTTTAACTGGTCTTACTGGCGGGGCTAATGCCTCATCCCCAAATCAAAATATGCTAACTTATGACCCCGTTGCCAGCTATCAAAACGGCGCACAGTTTGTTCCTGAAACCACAATGGGATACGGCCCTTATGGAAATTTGACGCGGGAGCAGTATAGAGATCAATACGGTGGCAGGGATGCTCCTGTTATCCCAATAAATACAAAGCCAAAAATACCTACAACGCCGACGACACCTGATACAACAACGCCAGAAACTCCTACCAATGGGCTAGGGCTTGCTACTTATGACCCAAGAACCTATCTTGGGGAAGTAAATGACCCATTGACTTATGGATTTGGCGGCGAGCAGGTTTACTACAAAGCAATGGGCGGGGCTGTTGGCCCTTTAAGTCAAAAACGGAAGTAAAACATGGTCGATGATCCACTAGAAGAGCTTCTTGACTACCAAGAAGGTGAAGAAGTTGAGCTTGAAGGTGAAGAAAGCGACGTAGAAGATACGGACGATGGCGGTGCTATCGTTACTATTGACGAAGAAGGCACTAAATATAATGAAAATCTGGAGTTTTACGCAAACCTTGCTGAAGATATCCCTGAAACTTCATTAAAAGAGCTGGCAACAGACCTTCTCGACGCCATTGCCCGTGATAAAGAAGCCCGTAAACTGCGTGACAAGCAGTATGAAGAGGGCATTAAGCGTACCGGACTGGGTGATGATGCCCCCGGAGGCGCACAATTCCAAGGTGCATCCCGTGTTGTGCATCCAATCCTTACAGAAGTGTGCGTAGACTTTGCCGCTCGCACAATCAAAGAGATTTTTCCCCGCACAGGTGCTTCATCCGGCCCTGTAAAGGACCAGATTGTAGGAACGCCGACGGCTGAAAAGGAAGAAAAGGCCAAACGCAAAACTGTCTACATGAACTGGCAGCTAACACAGCAAATGCCTGAGTTCCGCAATGAACTTGAGCAGCTTTTAACGCAAGTTCCGCTTGGTGGCGCTCAATACCTCAAACTAACATGGGACAAAAGGCTGAAACGCCCTCGTCCGTACATGGTTACCATTGATGATATGTATTTGCCCTATGCGGCAACATCATTCTACACGGCAGAACGCAAAACTCATCGTCAGCTGGTAACACAGCTGGAGTTTGACCGCCGTGTTCTGTCCGAGCTGTATCGGGACATCGAGCTTGTTGCCGTATCTGCACCAGAACAGACCAAAGCCGCTCAGGCAAACGACAAAATTGAGGGCCGTGAGCAAAACGACTACTACGATGAAGACGGCTTGCGTGAAATCTTTGAAATCTACGTTGAATGCGAGATTGAAGAAGACAAGGAAACCAAAGGCGACACAGCCCCATACATTGTAACAGTAGACGCCGTTTCTCAAGAGATATTGGCAATTTACCGCAATTGGGACGAGGATGATTCACGCCGCGTTGCTCTAGACTGGATTGTTGAGTGGCCGTTTGTGCCTTGGCGTGGCGCTTACCCAATTGGTATTGTCCACATGATTGGTGGCTTGTCAGCTGCAATCACTGGTTCTCTCCGCGCTCTTATGGACAGCGCACATATCCAAAACAGCCAGACCGGGTTGAAGCTCAAGGGCGGTTCCCGTGGCGGTCAAAGCCTGAACATCCAGCCAACACAGGTTATTGAAGTCGAGGGTAGCCCCAACAACGACGACATCCGCAAGACATTTATGCCGCTGCCATTCCCCGGCCCGTCCCAGACCTTGTTTACCCTTATGGGTTTTTTGGTTGATGCGGCAAAGGGTGTTGTACGCACTACGTTTGAAGACCTGTCTGACAATCCTGACCGTCTCCCGGTCGGCACAACGCTGGCTCTGATCGAGCAGGGCATGACTGTTTTCAATGCCATTCATGCCCGTTTGCATGACTCAATGGGCAAAACACTTAAAGTCCTGCACA